TGATTTATCAATAAAGTTAGATGTATCAGGGGCTACTAAATCCCATGCTGCGCCATCATAAACTTTCATTGCTCCAATTACAGAGTTAAAGTAAAGAGCACCAGTTATTAAAGCCCCACCATCATTATCTAGTGTTGGGTCAGAAGTCTTACTACCTAAGTATCTATCATCAAAACTATCATAACTTGCAGCAGCAGATGTAGCAGAAGCAGCAGCGCTAGTAGCGCTAGTTGCTGCAGCAGTTTCTGAGGCAGCCGCTGAAGTGGCTGATGTTGCTGCACTTGAAGCAGATGTAGCAGCAGCACTACTACTTGCACTAGCAGATGAAGCGCTCGTAGCAGCAGCAGTTTCCGATGCAGCAGCACTTGTTGCGCTAGTCGCTGCAGCAGTTGCACTGTTGGCTGCACTGGTTGCACTTGTGGCTGCAGCAGTTGCGCTGTTAGCAGCAGATGTTGCAGAGGTTGCAGCAGCAGTCTGAGATGTTAATGCACTTGATGCACTAGTAGCAGCAGCCGTAGCAGAAGCAGCAGCGCTTGTAGCAGATGTTGCTGCTGAGGTAGCACTTGCTGCAGCAGATGCTGCGCTTGTTGCAGCAGCAGTGGCTGAGCCAAGAATTGCATCTACATAATCTTTTGGAGTAGCAGATGATGAAACCATACCAGCACTAGATAGACCAGTAATAACTGGTGAGCCTGAAATGGTAGGGCTTGTTAAAGTTTTGTTAGTTAATGTTTGTGTAAGGGTATCAAGAACTATATTACCTGAAGCATCAGGCAAAGTAATAGTTCTATCAGCCGTTGGGTCTGTTACTTGTAAGAAGGTTTCGTTTGCATCTCCAGTTGCACCTTCAAAAGTAATACCAGTATCGCCAACTTGTCCACCAGTAATAATTGGAGATGTTAAAGTCTTGTTAGTAAGAGTCTGTGTTTTAGTTGTACCTACTACACTACCATCACCAGAGGCTAAGCCATGAACATGTGTTTGATTAGCAAGGTCAAGAATTGCTTGGTCTACATCGTAACCACGAGCAGCAATATGTGTTTGCTCTTCACGGAAATCTCTACCTGAAACACCATGTCTTACGACAGCACCAGCAGAGTGGGCTACAGCCTGAGTGCTATCTTCACCACGAGTTACAGTAAGTGTTGTGCTACTTGCAGCAGTAACCGTTACAACTTCTTCTTTAGAAGTATCTGGGTCAACAATTAATGTAAACGGAACTGATGGAAAACCGCTAACTGATGCGACAATGAAAGATGTATTTGATGCACCTTGTGACTGTGCTGGTATAGATGATTGAAGCGAAGTTTCTACTGCGGTTGAGGAGAAATTCCGCTTGGGGGTACCTGGGTCGCCTGCTGCCATTGTTTACCTTATCTCTGATAGTGGGAACGGATTGGGTGTTGACGGCGTTGGTTGTCAGCCACCTCGTTTAAACGCTGTTGATAAATGTTGTACAAGAATCTGGATGCATTTTGTCCAGAGCCTGTAGGTCTTACGCCATCTAACATATCTGCTGCTGCAGATTGAGGACCAAGGCGTGAAGGGTCCAAGAAAGAAACCATACGAAATGCTGCGCCATAGATAACTACATCTTCTGAATATGATGGCATACCTGATACGGTTGCATATTCATCACTATCATTTGTTAATAATGTTGGGCGCTTAGAATAAGAAACATGAACTGTTTGTCCAGGTGTAATCTCAGAATATATTGAAAGACTCTTGCCATTGCTAAATGCATCAGTATCTGCAGTACGGTCTAGTTGCCATCCACGAGCAGGGAACCACTCTTTAGATGGACCAACTATTGAGTAGGTAACACTTAAAACATTTTCTACAGCAGCAGGTATAGAGTATGAATACCGTGATGCTACATAATCAAAGTCATAAGAACCAAGAGCAAAGACCATAGGATACATTGCATTGATTGTGTCGTTAATTGAATTTTTAATTTCTTGGCGTGGGAATAATGGGCTTACTGTTACTTTAGCATTTGCACTGTGAGCAGAAACGGTAGTACCACGCTGTCCTCTACCCCAAGGAGCAAGAGTTAATGTGTTTGCCACATTGTCTGTTGAGTGAACAAATACAATTTCATCATCAACTTGAATATAGCCACGACCAATAACTGATGCATCATGAACTGATAAAGTAGTTGTTACAGTAGTAGCGCTAGTAGTAAGCCATGAGGTTGGTTCAGTATTTTCTGTATACGCATGAAGTACAGACTCAACACGGTCCGCTAATTGAGTAAATGTACTCATATATTGATACTCCTTAAAGCGTCCACGGCTGATAACCCAGAGGTTCCAGCAATCTCATTACACACAGCGTTTAAACCTTTGTAGTTATTTGGTTGTCTTGTGCTGCTTGCCTTGTAATTAAGGGCACCCAATAGAGCCAAGCCATTGGTACCAGCCCAAGCGTTAGCAGCCCCTACAAGGGCTTTATAGGCTGTTATAGCGGGATATGTACCACCATTGGCAAGACGGTTCATTTCGCTTGTTAGCGTGCTTCCTGCTATTCCTGTTGCCATTACTTACCCTTCTTCTTACTCATCCGTGCTACAGCAGCGTTGTCCACAAGGTTGGGATACTTCCGTCCCGCAGCCTTTGCACGAGCCTTGGCAGCAGCCTTCTGTGCAGGAGTCAGTTTTGTAGATGTACCCTTTGGATTCTTCTTGTCCCAAAATGCTTTACCTTTCACCATTTCACCTTATCTGCCCAATACGCTGCAGACATTTTTCCTTTCGCAATGTTTTTAGCATGACGAGCCTTAAATGATTTTTGTCTTGCTGTTGGTTGTCTATCACCAGTTACGCCTTGTTGACCAAAACGAATAGTTTTAACCTGGCTTCCTTCTTTGGCTACAACAACATGTGATTTAGTTGGATGACTTGGTGTGCGCTTTGGTTTATTAAAACCAGATACACCTGCTCTAGCGAGTCTTGAGTCTTTCTTGCTTGCCATATTCCCCATGCTTTCCTAAGACTGCTTTAATTGTTCCATCTTTACGCAGTCTTACTATCATGCCGTTTTTAATTTGAACTGGGTTAAAACCATCGTGGCGTTTTATTTGCCCCGATGACATTACTTCTTTTTCTTTTTAGCCATCTTTGCTTCGCTCATGGCGATTGCTACGGCTTGCTTACGCTTAGTTACCTTTGAGCCTGCGCTTGACTTTAAAGTTCCACGCTTGTATTCGCCCATAACCTTTTCAACTTTTTTCATTGAAGTTTTCTTTTTCATCATAGACCGTACTCCTCATCATCATCCATGTCCTTGTATGACATACCAGTTGGCACTTCACCGATTCTATGGATTGGCTTGTTGTACATTGCTACATTTGGTGCCTTTGGTGTTTCAGTAGGTGTTCTTCCACCAACTCCATAAGGCGTTACTGTTCCAAAACAGTTACACTCAATACACATTATTTCCTCCTTTGGGATATAACTTTTATATCTCCACCGACACCTATGTTGTATTCGGCAGAAATCTTGATTGCTCTACGCGCTGCAAACTCAGCGCTCTTTATAGAGGTTTTACTGAAACCTGTTGCTAGTGCACCAAGGGCTAAGTTGCCACCACTACCAACAGCATATAAACCACGGTCATCTCTTGACCATAGGTAATCATGGTCTACTTCATAGATGGTTCCGTTTAAACATATCAAAGCATCAAAGCCTGCATCTTTATCATCTTTACTGGCACCGTGGTAGCCATTGTCTGACATTACTTCTCTCAAAGAAGGCAGTACTTTATTCTGCATAAAATCATCTATATGCATTGACTTAACTAACTTGGGTGGAGTCCACATAAAGTTTGCTATATTGCCAGCGATAGCATCTCCAGCAAAGGCAAATATGTAGTCGCCTTTTTTAACAACCTTTTCTTGTCCCTTGGCATAATAAGGTTTATCATCGTAGGTTGTCATTGAATCTGCAGCGATTAACGCCCAGTCTTTGCCCTGTATACCTACAATGGCTGTCATTATTACTCCTTAAAACTCCTCGTACTTGCATCAAATGCTTTACCAGCCTGCTCAGAAATTTGAACAGCCTCGTTAACTTTTTTCATTGAGGTTCCAGCAGGTTGGATACCTTGCGCTCTAGCGCTTCTGTATGCCTCAAGTTCTTTATCCCACTTACGGGTTGATACTCTTAGGTTAGAGTTAGCATCACCAGCAGATACTTGAAGTGTTCCAACCTTGCAGCCGAAACAACCCTCTACGAACTCTGGGTGCTTTTGTTGTCTATGTAAACTCATGCTGTTGTTATGTATGCTCCGTAGCCTTGTGCTACTAAAGCATCTCTCGTTGCTTGGTTAATAAGATTAATTGTTCCACCCATATAAAACTCCTCAGCACTCAGTATTTGAGTCTGGCTTGGATACCTATAGGAAGAGTATACACCGTTTAAACGAAGTACAGTAATACCACGGGGCAGTTTATAGCGGTCAAACAATGGTGGTCCACCCGCAGGTGTTTCCTCTATTGTTGGTGTGGTGAAGTAATAGTTTGTCATAGTCCTCCTAATGGACTTACCGTAAGGCTAAAGTTTTTTCGTTTCTTTAGCCCTACAGTCAATCAACTAGAGAGCAGCGATTGAAGAACCAGTTTCAATGCGATATAGAGCCTCTTCGCGGTAGCGGTTCCATCCAAGGACACCGTACCAACCGATTGGGCGGAAACGCATCAACTTATCTGTGATAGGTCCGATAACCACATTTGGCTCTTGAGCAACTGCCTCAGCCAATGCTTGCTTACCGCAAACAAGTGTGCTGAATACGCGAGTTACTGGAGTTACTGTGATTGTTGTACCTGTTGTTACAGCACCAGAGTTAGCAACATCTACTGTGAAAGTAGTTGTTGAACCTGATGTTGAGATTGCTGTAATCTTGGCGCTTGTGCCAACATTTGTTCCAGAAATCTTGTCGCCTACTTCAGCACGAGTTGCGATAACTGAAGAAGAAGCAACACCAAATGTAAATGCTGCTGATACGCCAGCAACAGTTACTGTTGTAGTTGCAAGAGCAGTCTGGTCTGCACCTGACTTAGCAGAGTACATACGAGGGTTTTCAACAAAGAAAGCACCTTCGTAAGTTCCGATGGAACCTGCGAACAAGTTACCAAGGGATGCATCTGTGTGTGCGTGAGTATCACGCCAGCCGACAGAACCTGATTCTGCACGGAGGTCGTGTGATACTTCTGGGTGAATACCTACCCAGTATAGGCTTCCTGCACGAGGAACAGCCTTGTTTGAACGCAACTTAGCAACAACCTTACGGATTGATGCTGAGTCAATGTCATCTGAAGCAGTGATTGTTGCTGTGCTTGTGCGTGTTCCACCGTAAACAACATTTGTTCCTTGGCGTAGTGTGTTTTGCGCTACGATGTCAAGTGAGTCAGCCATGTTGTAAGCGATGATGTCTGCAACAGCAGGGTCAACATCAGATAGTGAGAACAACTGTAGTTTGCGTGTTACAAGTGAAGCGTTACCGTATTCGTTAAGAGTAACTGAAACGGTATCAACATCACTTAGTGCAACTGCATCTGGGTCAGTTGTTTCTGCGAGTGTAGAAGTAGCAGCAGCCAAATCGTTGTAGAGTGAGAATACAACGGATGACCCTGGCATAGCCTGTTGTACAGGCTTCTTATCGGCTACAGCACGAATCATCGGCTGTGCACGAAGAGCAAATTCCACATAGCGGTCATAAGCGGTTTTTACTAAACCACCCAGAGCCGTTACATCGGTATATGCATTGGACATTAGGGTTCACCTCCTGGTGAGTTATAGATGTTAATAGATTAATTAAGACCAAGGAGTATGTCTAAGTCCTCTTTAGATTTAGCAGAAGCAATCTTTGCAAAAGCATCTTCGTCAATATCTGGCGGAGTGCCAGTTGCGACCATGTTATTGATTCTTGCTTGCGCTTTAATCTCTGGACTTTTTTCTGCAGGCTTTTCTTCAGTTGGGGCTTGGATTCCAAATACATCACCATATTCATTAACCCAATTATTAATAGCCTCCTCAGAGGTATCAATATCTTGTGGTATGAACGCAGCAATCTTTGGATTTAATCCCTTTGCCTGTAGTACATCCTTGACAGTACGCTGACGAGTCTGAGTCTTAAGACCTGCCAACTCCTGTTCTAGTTCTTTTGCACGCTTTTCAAGTGTGCGGTTGACTTTGCGGAGTTGACCAACAACATCAGTTGTTGTGTCGTTATCTTCATCGTCATCGTAGTAATTGGTAGCCATCTACCTTCTCCCTTTTCTGTTAGTTGTATTCGCAATCCTCGTATAAGTTCGGGGAAACTATTACGGCTATTGCTACCAGACTTTTACGCCCCCCTGGGCTGGTTGGTCAGGGTGGGGATTCTTATATGCTTACTTGAGATGCAAGACTTGAACCAGTTACTCCACCACGGGAGCGGAAGCGGGAAACTTCACGCTGCGCTCTTTGTTGTGAAGCAAGTAAAGCCTCTGTACTGCCTTCAAGGACTACATCAAGTGCTTCTTGTTCATTGTATGTCATGCCTTCAATTTGGCTTAAGCGTTGTTGTTCTTTACGCAGTAAGCCTGCTTGCTCAATCTTTGTTTTCATTTGAGCCTCAGTCAATTTTGCATAAGGTTCTGTAGCAACAATGTTCTCTGCAGAAGCAGCACTGATGCCAGGCATATTAAATCCAGCAGCACGACCTAGACCCACAAATGTTGCAGCCTTAGCCTGCTTTTGAATTAATGATAAAGCCTTGTCTGAGTCAAGAACATAGGCTGTTAAATCACCTTCACCTACAGAATAAAAATCTAGTAGTTGTTGTTTGACTTCTGGATTAAGACTGCGAGCCAAATCTTGACCTACCTGTAGGCGGTCTTGATATTCTTTGGCTGATACTTGCCTAGCAATTAAGTTACCAAAATCTTCTGGTCCATCATAAAAACCCTTTGGCAAGTCAAAGAATCTAGCAGTTTGCATCATTGCATTTTCAATTCTTGTGTATTCATCTTCGCTAATAACGCGACCTGCTTTACGCAAAGGGTCCATACCAGGGAAGCGAGTCTTGTATGCAGGTTGGTCATAAAGACCCAACAGAATCATTTCTTCTGAAGTATCTT